CTGCTATTCGGCTCTCATCGAGTACCGCGAGCGAGGCCCTTCCGGTGACCTGCGGGACGTTGCCCGCAGCATTCGTCCGCTGTTGGAGGGGAATCTGCGTGTTCGATTTCCTGGCCAATTTGGGGCGCGATACTCGCTAAAGGACATTATCCTCACCATCCAGCAAGCGAATGCCGCTTCGCCATTGGAACCGATGAAAGCATGCCTGCCTGATCTGTGCGACATAAACGAGTACACCAAACGCTATCACCACGCGGAGAACCCGGCGGCGTCCGCCGAGCCGATCAACGATTCTGAGCTGACAGCACACATTGACCGGGCACTCTCCGTCTTGGGAGGAGTCTTTGCTGCGGCGTCACAATGATGCCTTGGCCGCAGTCATCACCCGCGGGCGAATGACGATTGCAGTACGATAGACAATCTGTGGAGAAGTGATGACGGAGGTGCTTGCCCCAGCAGCCGTTTTCCGGCGGCTAGCATCTGCGAAAGGAGGCGCTATGTCTTCTCAGTATGAGCCGAAGAATCATATCCATCACCTGCAAGCGCCGCCGCGAACTGAAGGCGTCCTTGACCAGCGCGAAATCACCATCCAGTCCTATCAGACGACGATCCCATTCGACTACGATTCCCTGAGCAGTGGTCTCGATGCCGCATGGCTTACACCACAGATACTATTCGGCGTGTTCGCCCGGACACCACTGAACGACGACGGTGCACTCAACGTTGTGCTCGGACTTCAGGATGAGTTGTCGGTTCGCGCCTACGACTACGACCAGCGCCGACCGCTATGGTTCACGTGGCAGAACGTTGTCGTCGAGACGGTCAACATCCGCTACTACCGAGCCGAGGACGGGCTATTGCGATTCAAAACCACCGGCGGCGGGCGACGAATCACCGATGAGCGTTTGCAGGAGTTCAACGCCGCATTCCTGAACATTCCGAAAGACGCAGTACAAAAGCGTAACTTTGATCTTGATAAGCTACGACAGCTATGTTTTTGCAGGTTCGTTGACAGGCTGTACCTGCTGCGTTTCTCTGATCCCTCTGGAGAAGAATACCGGAGTATCGACCACGCCTTATTCCAAAGCCGCCGGTACATCGATCCGCAGGCTGAACGGCTTCACGAGATTCAGGCAGACGCCGCGGTCACCGTCGAGTCTTTCGACTCCGACATCGAGGTGCGCGCTGAGGAACTGGCCTCGCCGATACAGGTGCGGTTTTTCATACGCGGCCTGAGTGGATCACTTCGCCTTCGGTTCCCCAAGATCGAGTACAAGAGAGAGCCAAAGACGGTGGAGGAGCAGGCTCGCGTCTTCTACCATCTCGTTGACATCACCGAGAATTCGATTCTCGATGCAGACTATTACACGCACCTGCCACGATCACTTGATGAGTTGGACATCGACCTCGGGATGTTCCCAGATATGGTGGACCTTACGCCGTTTCGGGAAGTGCTTACGAACGCCAGTGCTCGTGCCGAGCTGATCGAGAAGCTCGATTGCGGGGCACCATGGCAGGAATGGCAACCCCACCTCCGGGCCTTGGACCAACTGCTTACGTCAGATGCTGTCAGCGAACACGTCACACGGTTGGCAGAAGCGCTCGCACAAGCCGAGCCGCAGCGTGCACTTCAGTTGATAGGAGTCTCACAGGACGATGCCAAGGTAGGTCGGGTCGGAGCCATCGCGGCTCGCTCGGTCGCGGCCCAGCTTCAGTCGATCCCTGCGGAGTTGCGCGCCCAGGCGGAGTCAACGCTTCTTTCATGGGCGATCGCATGCGAAGAGGATAGCTGGGATGTGCATCCTGGAACCGGAGACATCAGCGTTCTGGACCTCCAGTGGCAGCTTGACGATCTGTCGCTTGACGTAATACCAAGTGTGCTATGGAAACTGATCGGCGTCTTGCATGCACGACTGAGCAAGTGCGACGGGGGAGTGAGGCCGCTCTTGGACAAGTATGCCTGGTGCATCGATCAGGCGAAGGCCCTGCCCGCCAATCACTCGAAGAATCCGACGGCCCTTCGGTTGGTGGCTGCTGATCGGGTTCCACAGGCTGCTCAAGACGGAGCGAAGGTTCTGAAGCAGCCTGTTCGCGACCTGGGCGCCCTGGACGATGGTGTCTTGGCTCAATACGGTCTTCCCCTGTGGCCTCGACTCGAGGCAGGACGTCGAGACGGCGAAGTCCGCATATCGAATACGGGCGTAGGAGCCGCGATTGGATTGGTCGTTCGGCCCGCTGGTGTTCTCTTCAGCGAGAATGGACCAACGACCGCCAGGAATCTGCTTCCCGACGAATCCTTCTCTGTGCCAATCGCAGAAAGCGTGAACGCGGTTCAAGCAGAATTCGAGAAGTACGCACGACGGTACCAGCTAACGCTTAACGTTGCTGGGGAAATTGGCTCTGCGGGCGCCGCTAAGCAGGCCAAGGTACTCCCTGTGCCCGCCGCCATCATCCGAAAGCGTCGTGCGGCCCAACGGGAATATCGCCAGGCCATTGATCCCAACGGGATCATTGTGGGATCGAGCTCGGCCATGCTGGAGGTCTTCGAGAACATCCATTACGCCAATTCAATGGATGGCTGTCCGGCGGTGCTCATACTGGGAGAGCCGGGCGTCGGCAAGACGCACATCGCGCAATTGCTCCACGACTCGGGCCCTCGAGCTTCAAAAAGATTCACGGTGGTCAATGCCGGCGGCGGTGGTGGCGACATCAATATCCAACGCGGCGAGTGGATCGGCTATGGCAAGGGACACGGCATCCAAGGCGTCGACAGCAAGGGGCGTCCTGGTCACTTGATGGAGGCCGACGGCGGAACTCTGTTCGTCGATGAATTCGCAACGATGTCCAGGGAACTGCAGGTGATCTTCCTGTCCGTCCTCGAGCGCCGGTCCATCCAGAAGATCGGCGGGGACCCCGTGACGCCAGACGTTCGCTGCATATTCGCCACCAATGCCGACATCGACGGGGCCGTTGCTGCGGGGACACTGCGACGAGACCTCGTTGACCGCGTTGGCATTACTTTCCATATCCCGCCCTTGCGTGAGCGCCGAGGCGACATACTTATGCTGGCAAAGCATTTCGCCTCTGATCATGGGATCAGTAATCGGTGCCTGGCCGCACTGCTTCGGTACGACTGGCCCGGCAATGTCCGTGAACTGCAGAAACTGGTTGATCGAGCGGTAGCACGCAAGAAGAGCCAAGAGGCGGCAGCGATTGACATAGAGCACATAGATTTGCCTGGTGAGGTCATCGCGGCGGTTAACGAACTCGACGATGACGCGTGTCGACAGCAGCTCTGGCGCCTTGCCGACGAAATAGCCCGCGATGAAGGGTTCGCTCCAGGAGCAGGGCTCCAGAAACGCGCCGGTGAGATCATGGGCGTCGGTGAAGCTCAGGCATCGAAAATGTACCGTGCTCACGGGCTCGCAACAGCCGCTACAGCCTGACTTTCCTCTGGCCACCAAATACTTTCCTCTTCGGCGGTTTGCCTTTCCCCGCCCTTCCTCATGCGTTCCTGTCACTACCTCTTGCTCGATCGGGCGGCGATGGTCTGAAGTCTTGCTTCCGCCGCGCGCTCCCCGCACATGCCGCAAGTCTGAAGGCGTGTAATCGCTTATCAGCGGCTCTCCTGCCCATCTGAACTGCGTTTTCCCCGTCCAACACTACTTTCCCGTACCTTCCAATTCCTTAGCCGTTCACCACTTCTTGGACTCGCCCGCAGCATTAATGGCTGCATCTGTGCTCGACGGGCTGTCTGTCTTCCGTATGGTTCAACAGTGCCCCTCTGGAATGCGGAACTGGTTGGCAATCAACAACTTACATCTTTATCCTTAGCTTTGGCACGCTTTTTGCTGAAGGTAGGGCAACCGCGCGGGAAGAGTTCTCTGGCTGAAGATAACCTGCTACCTGTAAAGGAGACGAAGAAGTGACAGAAGGCCGTAAGTCGCAGCTCACCAAGAACACGAAGGGCTTGGTCGAATTGATGCAGCGCTTGAATTTCGGTCATGTGTATGACCTGCCCCTGCGGGGTGGCGAACCGATCCTGGAGCCTCCGCCGCGAGTGGACAAAGAAGTGAAGTTCGCCAGCGACAATGGCTCTCGACCAGAACTGGCGAGAGAAGACTTCATTCTGAAGGTGCAAGTGCGGGAGATGCTTTCGTGCTTTGACTCGATCGGCGATGGAGTGATCCATTGCATCGAAGTGAAGAACGGCCTGCCCTTCAAAATGATCATTCAGGAGGACATAGCCTGACATAGGGGTAGGCTCCCCCGCCACAATTCATTGTTTTCGTTTTCGAATCAGACATAGGACTGGCCACAAGGTGGAGGTCGATGTGGGTTCGCCGAATCCGGCACTCGCATCTCCTCTGCCTCGTGGCCCCTTCTGTTTCGGCGAATCCACGCGGTCTCCGCCGGCCGACGGAGATCGACATGAACAAGAAACAGAAACTGTCCGGTTACATGACCAAGATGATCCAGTGCAAAGCGCGTTCCCTCGTAGGGCAAGTCGGACTCACCGCGGACGACGTAGAGGACATCGAACAGGAGCTGAGCACCCATCTGCTGGAGCGACTGCCGAAGTTCGATCCCGACAAAGCGTCGCCGAATACGTTCGCTGCCCGCCTGGTGGACAAGAAGATCTGCAGCATCCTCCGTTATAGGACACAGGAGATTCGCGACAGTCGTAACAAGCCGAGATCTCTCAACGAATATGTGCCCGACGGCGAGGGGAGCACAGTTCAGTTGGGCTACACGCTCGAACGCGATGAACGGGCGTCGCTGCCGCGTCTGACACCGGAGCAGGAGACTGCCCTCCGCCTCGACGTTGAGTCCGTGCTCGCCAGCCTGCCCCCTGATGTACGCCACCTCGCGGAGCTTCTCAAGCACATGTCGATGTCGGACGCGGCGAAGGAGATGGGAATGCCGCGAACGACGCTCTACAGGCTGAGATGCAAGCTTCGCAAGGCACTTGAGGCAGCGGGCTTGGACGAAAAAATCTGAATTGGTTCCGTCAACTTTGCTTCGCACGGCGTATGTAATTCAGTAGAGGGAGCGCTGAACGGAACGTCGCCCGCTCAGACGGCACATACGCCGTGCGTGGCAGCAGCAACCTGTGGACACACGGAGAAGAACGATGTCCGATCTTGCCATCGACTTGAATGTGCTCGGTGCAGAAGCGCCGGAGGATTACCATTCAAAATCCCGCGAGTTCCTCTCCAGCCACCAACTCATCGACTTCATGAAGTGCCCCTGGTTGCACTACAAAAAGTCAAACGGCCTGGTCACGGAACGGGAGTCGCCGGCGTATCTCGTTGGCCGCGCCGCCCACTGCCGCATTCTTGAAGGACGCGATGCTTACGAGCAGCAGTTCGCGTTCGTCGGCCCGATCAATAAGTCCACCGGCAAGCCGTACGGCTCGAACACGAGGGCCTGGCGTGAGTGGGCTGCGAAGGTCGGCAAGCCGGTGCTCACGCAGGACCAAATCGACCTCGTTGAGTGCATGGCATCCGGCGTCGCAATGAACGACGAAGCCGTCGACCTGCTGCTTTACGGCAGATCCGAGGGCGTGGTGCGTGCGGAGTATTGCGGCGTGCCGTGCCAGATCAGGATCGACTGGCTGCATCCGCACCGCGGCATCGTCGACCTGAAGACGACCGACCAGATCGACTGGTTCGAGTCCGACGCTCGCCGCTGGCGCTACCACCACCAACTCGCCTTCTACCAGGCGGTGCTTGCTGAAGTCATCGGCGAACGTGTGCCGGTCTACATCGTCGCGGTTGAGAAGCGCGAGCCTTACCGGTGTGGCGTCTGGCGCCTGAGCGACGACACGCTCGCTATCGCGAGAAGCGAAAATGAAGCTGCCATCCGGCGTCTGATCGACTGCCGCCAGAAGGACCGGTGGCCGACTGGCTACGAAGCGATTCGTGTCCTGGACGTGGCCTGACAGATCGTGCCCGGGCGGGGGCGTGCCGAAGCGTAGATGCATAACAGAATCGGTATCACGCCCCGCCCGGGCGCACGGCAGAGAAGGTTCTATCGAAGTCTCGTAGGCTTCGAGACGCAGGTTCGAGTCCTGCACCTGCCACCAACGCCGGCCGGCGAATTGTGAACGTGACCGCAACAACAGACTGTGAGGAATCAAGGAATGAGTCTACTCGAACAGATCCGCTCAGGTCCACGCCACTCGCCGCCGAGATTCCTGATCTACGGTACCGAGGGCATCGGCAAGAGCACCACCGCGTCCCAGGCGCCCAAGCCGATCTTCATTCCCACCGAGGATGGCCTTGACCAGATCGACTGTCATTCCTTCCCGCTGGCCAAGTCGCTCGACGAGGTTGAGGCCGCAGTGCAGGCGCTGACAGACGAGCAGCACGATTTCGAGACGGCCGTGATCGACAGCCTCGACTGGCTCGAGCAGCTCGTGTGGGACAAGCTGTGCCAGCAGTATGGCGTGACCAACATCGAAAAGGTCGATGGCGGCTACGCCAAGGGATATACGCATGCCCTGACGCACTGGCGGCGGGTGCTCGATACGCTGAACCAGCTTCGTCTGAAGCGCAACATGTGCGTCGTGCTCCTGGCACACGCCAAGGTCGAGAAGTTCGAAGATCCCGAACACTCGGCGTACGACCGCTACTCACCGCGCCTGCACAAGCACGCCAATGCACTGATCACCGAGTGGGCGGACGCCGTCCTCTTCGCGACGCGCAAAATCATCACCAAGACCGAGGACGCGGGTTTCGGCCGCGACCGTACTATCGCGTCGGGCCTGGGCAAGGACGGCGGCGAACGCATCCTGCGGTGCGTCGGTAGTCCGACCTGCGTCGCCAAGAACCGGTATTCGCTTCCGGCGGAGCTGGCTCTGTCGTGGCCGGCACTGATGGAAGCACTCGCCAATCCAACCACAACCCCTGACACCGAGGAGAAGTAATTATGGCAGACCTCAACGGGTTTAACGCACACGAAGTCGACCCCAAGACAACGTTCGACCCCATCCCGGCGGGCAAGTATATCGCCGCCATCACCAGCAGCGAAATGAAGGCCACCAAGAACGGCGACGGCAGCTACCTGCAGTTCGAGTTCACAGTGCTCGAAGGGCAATACAAAGACCGCAAGGTATGGGATCGCCTGTGCCTGACGCATCACAACGCCGAGACGGTCAAGATCGCGCGATCGAACTTGTCGGCCGTGTGCCGTGCCGTCGGCGTTATGCAGCCTCGCGATTCGCTGGAGCTGCACAACATCCCGCTGCTCATCACCGTGAAGTGCAAGAAGCGCGAGGACACGGGGGATATTGTCAACGAAGTGCGCGGCTACGCCAAGAAGGAAGCCGCCGCCGGCCAGCCCCAGCAGAACCAGAACAATACGCCGCCCTGGAAGCGATAAGGAGGCAGCTCGTGGTGATACAGCTCCCCTATCCTCCAAGTGTCAACCACTACTGGCGGCGCGTCGGGCATCGCACGCTCATCAGTCGGGAGGGCCGAACGTTCCGCCGGAACGTGTGCGCCCTCCTGGGCGGCAGCGGGCGGCCGCCGCGCAACGGGCGCATCGCCCTGTGCATGGATGCCTTCCCACCCGACCGGAGGCGCCGCGATCTGGACAATCTCCAGAAGCCGCTGCTCGATGCGCTCGAGCACGCCGGCATCTATGAAGACGACTCGCAGATCGACCTGCTGGTTACCCGCCGCATGATGATCTGCCCCTCAGGGCAGATCGTCGTGCACATCGGGACCCTCCCGTTGCGGCGATGCATCGTGTGCGGAAGCATACTGGCGGGAGAGGACAACTGATGACTGAGGCCGTGCAGGAAAACAAGATCGTCCTGCGCCCGTATCAGCAGGAAGCGTTGGGCTCGACCTACCGCTTCCTGCGCGAGCGGGATGGCAATCCGTGCGTGGTGCTGCCGACAGCATCGGGGAAGACACCCTTGCTGGCAGCGATCTGCCGCGATGCCGTCACGAAGTGGGATGGCCGCGTGCTCGTCCTCGCGCACGTCAAGGAGCTGCTGGAGCAGGCCGTCGAGAAGCTGCACCTGATGGCGCCTGATCTGTGGAACAAGATTGGCGTCTACTCGGCGGGCCTGCAATGCCGCGACACGGAGCACCCCATCATCGTCGCCGGCATCCAGTCGGTGTATCAGCGGGCGGCTGAGCTCGATACATTCGACCTCATCATCGTAGATGAGAGTCACCTCTTGCCCCCGGACGGCGAAGGGCGCTATCGCACTTTCCTGGCTGACGCCAAGCTAGTCAACCCCAACGTCCGGCTCATCGGCCTGACCGCTACGCCATACCGGATGACCACGGGCATGATCTGTGGCCCGGACAACCTCCTCAACGAGGTCTGCTACGAAGTTGGCGTTCGCGAACTGATTGTGCAAGGATACCTGTGCCCGCTGAAGTCGAAGGCGGGCAGGAGCAAGGCCGACACGTCCCGGCTGCACCTCCGCGGCGGCGAGTTCATCGCGGGGGAAGTCGAAGAACTGATGGACGAGGAGAAGCTCGTGGAAGCCGCCTGTGGCGAGATCGTCCAACAGACTGCCGCCCGGAATTCAGTGTTGATCTTCGCTGCCGGTATCGCGCACGCGATGCACGTGCAGAACGAACTGGAGCGCCTGGGCTACGAGTGCGGACTCGTCACGGGTGCGACTTCGTCGACCGAGCGGGCGGAGACGCTCGATGCATTCAAATCCGGCGGCTTGAAATACCTCGCGAACGTGAACGTCCTGACCACTGGCTTCGACGCGCCCAACATCGACTGCGTCGCGATGCTGCGACCGACCAACTCGCCGGGCCTCTACTACCAGATGGTCGGGCGCGGGTTCAGGCTACATCCGATGAAGCAGAACTGTCTCGTCCTGGACTTCGCGGGCAATATCCTGCGGCACGGGCCGGTTGATGCGCTCCAGATCAAGGAGCGCAGCAACGGCGACGGCGAAGCGCCCGCGAAGGAATGCCCCGAGTGCAACGCCCTCATCCACGCCGCCTACGCCATATGCCCGGAGTGCGGATACGAGTTTCCGCCGCCCGAACGTACCAAGCACGATCGCCAGGCGACGACGGCCGGTGTGCTCTCCGGCGAGGTGACAGAGGAAGTCTACGAAGTCCACGACGTGTGGTTCAACGTCCACACCAAGCGCGACGCGCCCGAGGGCCATCCCCAGACGCTGCGCGTGGATTACATGATCGGCGCCGGCTGCAGAAGCGAGTGGGTGTGCTTCGAGCATTCCGGCTACGCCCGCGAGAAGGCCATCGCCTGGTGGCGCAAGCGAAGCGATGACCCCGTGCCGGCAACGGCCGCCGAAGCCGTCGAGGCCTGCGAGGCGGGCCTCATCGCGGACACCTATACGATCACCGTCCGCTCTGTCGCCGGCGAGAAGTATGACCGCATCGTCGACCACGAACTCGGCCCGAAACCTGAACCCCGTGGCGATGCGTACGAGGATGACCTACCGGCGCCCGCAGAGAGCAGGTCGGAGGATCAGATACCATTCTGAGTATGAGAGACATAGCACGGAAGTATCTCGAGGCCGGCTTGTGCGTCCTACCTGCGAAGCGCGGCCAGAAGCGCCCGGCGCTCGATTGGAAACGATTCCAGCAGAAGCTGCCTGCGCCGGTAGAGCTCGACGCCTGGTTCGCCAACACGCACGACGCCCTGTGCATCCTCGCGGGCGCCGTCTCCGGCAACGTCGAGATGATCGACTTCGACTTCCGGGCCGAACTCTTCGAAGCGTGGGCAAAGAAGACCCCGCGAGAGCTCCTGAATCGACTCGTTGTCGAGACGACTCAGTCGGGCGGCAAGCACGCGGTCTATCGGTGCGAAGCGCCGATCTGCGGCAATCTCAAGCTGGCCCAGCGCAAGGGCGCCGACGGCAACGTCATCACACTCATCGAGACGCGCGGCGAAGGCGGTATCTTCCTCTGTGTGCCAACGGCCGGCTACGAGCTGATGCAGGGCGACCTCGTTCACTTGCCCGTCATCACCGAAGCCGAGCGCGACGTCCTGCTCCAGGCGGCGTGGGAGCTCAACGAGTACCGGCCGACCGTAGTGGACGGGCCGGCACGTGGGGCACCCAGTCGCGACGTGTCGCGTCCATCGGCCCAGGCTATAGGGCAACGCCCAGGCGACGATTTCAACGCACGTGGCGACGTGGGGGCTATTCTGGCTGCGCACGGGTGGGTCAAGGCCAAAGGCGGCACCAACGAATACTGGCGCCGGCCGGGTAAATCTTCGGGTTGGTCGGCGACGCTCAAGGACCGCGTCCTCTATGTCTTCAGCTCCAACGCCGGCCCGTTCGAGCCGAACCAGTCCTACTCGCCATTCGCTGTCCATACGCTGCTGAGCCACGCCGGCGATTACGAGGCGGCTGCCCGCACCCTTGGACGCGAAGGCTACGGATCGAGCACCCCCTGCCAGCCCTGTGGCGATGTGGATATCTCCGGTATCACCGGCGAGCACGGCGACGACACCGAGCCAGTCAGCGCGCCAAGCGATCCTGGGCCGATGCCGGACGAGTTGCTGCGAGTGCCGGGGTTCGTTGGCGAGGTGATGGATCATTGCCTGCAGACGGCACCCTATCCCAATCAGGTCATCGCGTTCTGTGCGGCGCTGGCGCTGCAGGCATTCCTAGCTGGTCGAAAGGTACGTGATCCCGGCGACAACCGCACCAATATCTATCTTCTCGGACTGGCACACTCGGCAGCCGGCAAGGACCATCCGCGCAAGCTCAACACGGAAGATTCTGCACGCCGTCGGTCTCGAAGACTGTCTCGGCGATCGGTTCGCCTCCGGCGAGGGCATGCAAGACGCCCTCTACGCGAATCCCTCAATGCTGTTCCAGACCGACGAGATTGACGGCATGCTCCAGTCCATCAACCGCGCAACCGACGCGCGCCACGAGAGCATCATGAACACGCTATTGACCCTGTATTCCTCATCCAACAGCGTCTTCCCGATGCGGCGGAAGGCCGGCAAAGAGAAGCCGGGGGTGATCGATCAGCCGGGCCTGGTCATCTTCGGCACGGCTATCCCCAACCACTACTACCAGGCGCTCTCAGAGCGGATGCTGACCAACGGCTTCTTCGCCAGGATGATCATCCTTGAGGGCGGCAAGCGCGGCAAAGGGCAGGAACCGCGCGTGCTCGACCTGCCGCCGCGCGTCGTGTCGACGGCACGGTGGTGGGCGGACTTCCAACCCGGTCGGGGCAACCTCGAGAAGTGGCATCCCGTGCCCACGGTGGTAGAACACTCAGATGCGGCTCGCAAGGAAATCATCGACTCGCGCCTGGAAGCAGAAGCCGAGTACGGCAAGGCCGAAGCCGACGCCGACCCCGTCGGCACGACGGTCTGGGGACGCGTCAGCGAGCACGTGCGCAAGCTCGCGCTCATCTACGCCGTCAGCGAGAACCACGAACAGCCAGAGATCAGCCTCGAAGCTGTGCAGTGGGCATCGCGGTTCGTCATGCACCAGACGAGGCGGATGCTCTTCATGGCGGCGGGCCACGTAGCCGAGAATCCGTTCCACGCCGAGTGCCTGAAGCTGATAGAGAAGCTGCGGGGAACGCCGGAACACGAGATGCCGCATAGCGCGCTGCTGAAACGCATGAAAGTGAGTGCCAAGGCATTCCAGGAAATCCTTGAAACACTCGTGCAGCGAGGTGACGTACGAATCGTCCCGCAGACTACGGCGACCAAGCCGGGGGTTCGGTACAAGCTCGTCGAGGGCAGCTGAAATCTTTCACCCGACGGGGGTGAAGAATTGGGAAGTATTCGAAAGATTCGGCGGTTAGCGGGCGAATCTTTCGAATCTTTCACCCCCCAAGGTGAAAGATTTGGTGAAAGATTAAAGTCTATGGTACATAAGGAGTTAGATATATTATTCCCCCTTATTACTAATCTTTCACCCTACCCCCCCGCGCGACCCATATATGCGCCTGTACGCGTGCGTGAGGGGGGGTGAAAGATTCGGGGGAAGGATTCAATGGTTCCTTCCTGCCAAAATGACAGTCGATGGCACGGGAACACATCGCGTCCTTTCTTGAAGTTTGTTGCAACTGTCCGGTTTTTTCACCAGGGCTGAATGCCCACCTGTAAGGAGTAGCATCGTGACTACCAAGAACACCTACAATATCGAGCTTCGCAGTATCGACGAGATCAAGCCCTACGAGCGCAACCCGCGCCTCAACGACAAGGCCGTGGATGCGGTGGCCGCATCGATCCGAGAGTTCGGATTTCGAGTTGCCATCGTCGTCGACACCGATGGCGTCATCGTCTGCGGACACACACGCTACAAGGCGGCCAAGAAGCTCGGGCTGGCGAAGGTGCCCGTGCACGTGGCCAAGGACCTGACACCGGAGCAGGTGAGAGCCTATCGCATAGCCGATAACAAGACGAATGAGCTATCCGGCTGGGACTTCGAGATACTACCGATCGAACTCGCGGAGCTGCAGGAGGGCGGCTTTGATTTGGATATGCTCGCCTTCGACGAAGAGGAGCTGGGCAAGCTGCAGCTTGGCGGCGAGTTGAAGGAGGGCCTGACCGATCCCGACGAAATCCCCGAGCCGCCCGACGAGGCGATCACGAAGCGCGGCGACATCTGGGTGCTCGGCAACCATCGGCTGATGTGCGGCGATTCGGCCAGCGAAAAGGATGTCGATCTGCTGCTCGATGGTGCAACGATTGACATAGTGAACATGGATCCTCCCTACAATGTGCGGCTTGAAAGCCGCAGTCACAACGCGGTAGCCGCCGCACGCGCTACCGGGCAGGACAAGATCTTCCACCACCAGGCGATGGACGAAGCCATCCACGGCAAGAGCAAGCCGACGCACCGGAAGATGCGGCCGAAGGACCGCGTCCTCGTGAACGACTTCGTCAGCGACGAGGAATTCGCCGAGATGCTGCTTGCGTGGTTCGGCAATGCATCTCGCGTGCTCAAGCCCGGCGGCTCGTTCTTCATATGGGGCGGCTACGCCAATCTCGGCAACTATCCGCCGGCGCTCAAGGCGTCCGGGCTGTACTTCGCACAGGCCATTGTGTGGCATAAACTGCACCCGGTGCTGACGCGCAAGGACTTCCTGGGCGCCTATGAGCTGGCGTACTATGGCTGGAAGGAAGGGGCCGCACACCGCTTCTACGGACCGAACAACGTTCAGGACATCTGGCAGGTGAAGAAGATTCCATCGCAGAAGATGGAGCACTTGACGGCCAAGCCGGTCGAACTTGCCGTGCGTGCGATGCAATATAGCAGCAAGCCCGGCGAGAACGTGCTTGACCTGTTCGGAGGCAGCGGTTCAACACTGCTGGGGGCGGAACAGACTGATCGCAAGGCATTCGTGATGGAGATCGACGAGTTGTATTGCGATGTCATAGTTGACCGCTATCAGAGATTCTCTGGCAATCCCGGCGTCTTGGAACGCACCGGCGATTCCCCTATTCCGATGAAGGCCCGCGAGGAGAATATGCGATGACGACGAGTCTGACGGATTGCCAGCAGATAATCAGCTCCGAGTGCCGCGAGGTCGAACGCATCCTGCTCGAGAAAAACAGAAGTTATGGCAACTCGGCCCTGGAACCGGTGCGCATCTTCTCGAAGGCTGATGCCACCGAGCAGATCCGCGTTCGGATCGACGACAAGCTCAGCCGGCTTGCCCGTGGTCACGCTGCCGGTGAGGATGTGGTGCTGGATTTGATCGGATATCTGATTCTGCTGCGGATCGCAAAGAAGCGCGAAGCGAGCGCAACGAAAGTGACGCAGAACACCCCGGCGTTGGCCGGGGTGCCTGGGGAGGGTCAATGTCAGTTGGATTAACTCTCCCACACGTCGATATGCATCTGCTCGGCGGTGTCCAACACCGTCTGCAGCGCGTCCTCGGCGGCGCCGCGCGTGTACTCGCCGAAGATGGCCAGGACGTTGGCCGCCTGGTGCAACAACGTGGCGGCAAGGCGCAGGCGTTCGTCCTGGCTCGGCGCGGTGGCCAGGAACTCGGCGATGTCCTGTTCAAGCTTCTTGCGATTCATTGCTGTGTCCTTTCCCGGAGATTACGCGTGATCCGTCAGTGCAAACTTGCCGCGTTCTACTTTCTCAAAGCGGCTGTCGTCGCCCTTGTCGCGTATCTCGCGCAGGATGGCGCTGTAGAGCGTGGCGTGGGGCGTCTTGCCCCCGCGACTGGGCTGCCACAGGTCGCGCTCACTGACCAGTTCCACCATCCGCTTGGTGTTCATCGGCTCGTCGACTTCTTTCATGACCTGGATGGCGGCGTCGACCAGACTCGTCTTGTTGCCGGCCGGGGCGCCCGTGACCTTGCCCAACTCGAGCTCGCGGGACTTCGCCCCCGTCGCACCCGGTTGCCCCGTGTCGCGACCGGCCGCCTCGGTGGTATCCGTGCTCGCCTCGGCGGCCGGTTCGCCACCGTGTTCGACAGGGGCCGCGTCGGGCGCCTTGGCCTTGGGCTTCGAAGTGCTCGGCTTGGGATTGATGGGCTTGCCATCGGGCGTCACTTCCGCTCTCAGTTTGACCGGGGACTTGATCCTGACCTTCTTGCCAGTTTTTGTGTTCGTGGCGTCCCATCCCCCGTGCGGGTTCTCGTCGATGATGCGGACGACCGTGAGTTTGTCGCTGACCTTCGCAGTGTAGTAGCCGTTGATCTTGACCTCATTCTTCTTCATTGCTGTGCTCCGTTCTGTCCGCCGCTATCCCCGGTCGGCGGAAGTGTAATGCGCCGGGGGCGCGTGCTTGACCTATTCTACGTCGAAGTACTCCATCACAACCAGGAGCAGGCGGTCGTAATCGCCGTCGGTTGCCTTCGTCTCGAATTCCGACCACTGCTCGTCGGTCCAATTCGCCTTCCTCGCTGCGCGCCGACAGGCGCCGAGGATGGCAAACGCATTCCCGTCCTCTCCGATCAGCTTCACTCGCGGTCTCTGGTTCATCTGGGTTGTTTCTCCGTTCGCCCGCCGGTATGTCCTGGCCGGCGGGCGTGCCTGGCGCCAGGCCGCCGTGGTTGTGCGTCAGGCGTTGGCCTGCTGGTAGTCGACCGCCGCCTGCAGGATGCGGTCCTTCTTGTCGCCGCCCCGGCCGAACCAGGCGCCGTTGAGGCGGTTGTCGCGGCTGCGGTTTTTCGTCTTGAAGTCGTAGTAGTGCGTGACCGCGTTGACTACGCCGTACATCGTTCGCTTCGCGGTGTCCAGCTCCGCGCCCGGTCCTTCGTGGTATCCTTCCATCAGTCGCCCGACAAGCCGGTTGGCGCCGGCTTCGGAGTAGTAGTCGCTGGCTTTCTCCTGCTCGGTGAACAGGTTGGTCTTGTAGAACTCCTCGACGAAGGTGTCGTCCAGCGGGCCGATCTGCGTCAGGTCTTCCATCGCGGCGATGAATTCGTTCCATTCGCCGTCGAGTCCCAACTCCCGCTTGGCCTGGATGGGATTGAACTCTCGCATGTGCAGCGTGCGGTTGGTCTGGCAGGCCAGGCTGGCCCGCAGAGTGTTCATGCATACCACGCGAACCGAAGTCTGTTGAACGGTGGTGGGCATCGAGAGGTCGTAGCTCGTCGCGAGCAGCAGGTATCTCGCTACCACGTCATCTTTGCCGATGACAGCCGCCTTCGGCGCGCGGGCGAGCGCCCAGACCTTCTTGCCGTCTTGGAGCGCCCCGGCCGTCTCCATCGTGAAGCCGCCGATATCGGTGACCAGGTCGCGGAAGAATTCGAGGACTTCCGCCGGCTGGACGGGCTTGTAGTGTTTGCTGACAATCGCCAGCGGCGTGTGGTGGTCGCTGCGATACAGGACGAACCGGCCGGGGTAGGTCATCGTATGTCCGCCCGGCGCCTGCCATTCGAGTTCCGCGGTGCGAGCTTCCCATTCGAGTTTGGCGGCTACCCGCCATTCGTCGATAGATGCGGTCTCCGGCAGCTTGAATCCAAGTCCGTGCCATGGAGTCTCGCCGGTGTAAGCTATCGCCGCCGTGCCTGTGGTGAAGTCGATCTCGTGCGCCATAGTTCTGCTCCTTGTTTCTGCCCGCCGGTATCGCCTGGGCGGCGGGAGTGCCTGGCGCCAGGCCGCCGTGCTTCTCGGTCAAACGTCCTGGTTCAGTTTGATTGCGGTCTTCTCGGCTTCGTCTCTGC